CGTGATGACCGACGTTCAAGAACTGCGTGATGATCCAGTTGTTGGCCGCCAGGGAGAACGTCGGAATGACCTGTCCGGTGAAGGCGACGCGGTCGGTCATCTTCGATTGGGCGGCGCTGATCGCGTCTTGGAAGTAGCCGACGCCGGGACCGCCGACCTCGAAAATGGCGTAGCCGTTGTAGGTGTTGTTCGCGAACGAAAACACGTTCGTATCGGCGACCGTTACAGCGTCAATGCGAGGCTCCACGCCAGCACCGCCGTCGGCGTCATACGTGTTGAAAGTAAGGCCGGTGTTGGGGCGCAGGATCGGACGGTCCTCGACGGTTTGCCAGCCGGTGCCGTCGTTGACTTCGATCTTGTAGCCGAAGTGAAGTGACTTGTTGGCGGCGGAATTACTGGGAGAAGAACCGCGGGTGTTACTGAGCCAGCCGTTCATGAATTCGACGTGCAGCTTTGCGCCGACGATTTGCCCGAAGCGGTTTTTCTGCGGTTTGATCTGATATTCGATGCGCAGGAAATTATGTACGACGAGACCGACGGTCTTCGGGCTGTCTTGGAAGACGAATTCCGTCTGGCGGGAGGTGGCTTGTAGACGCCCCATATAAGTTTCCGCGTAGCGGACGTAGCGCTGCGAGGTTTCGGGGTTCGGCTGTGTCGCGTGGAATTCCAGGGCGCTTCGCAGCGTGCTGGTGTAGACTACGGGCGAAAGCTTGTTGTCGGTCGCGTCATTGATGGTGACGCGGACATCGTAGTTCTTGGCGTAAAGCTCGGCCATCGTGACCGGCGTCTGCGCCGGGCGGGTGCCGGTGTTTCGCTTGACGATGATCTTCGCCGTCGGGTTGGCGGGGAGCGTCGGAAGCTGCGTCGTCAAGAAGGCGAAGCGGGCGGAGCCGTCGTAGCGTTTGTTGTGCAGGTGATCGACGGTGAAGGGCAGCGGCGTGGTTTCATCGCCCTCCAGATAGGCCCGCAAGAAGTGCGTATTCGGATCGAACGCCCCGGGCGCAAAGCCGACGGCGACGTTTGCAACGGCGTCGGTCTGCGCCGTTCCGGTTTCATTGAACAGGCTGAGGCGCGCCACTTCGGTTTCGGTTCCGACGATGAGCGGGATGGTGAACTGCGCCGTTTTGGGATTGGCCGGAATTTCGCTGTTGTTGTTCGTTACCTGAAGGACGATGTCTTGCGAAAGGGCGCTTGCGGATACGACCAACGAATTTGCCGAGACGCTGACATCGGTCCCGGATAGTAAGGTGACGACATAATCGTTGGGAAAGCCGCCGCTTGGCGTGATGAGAAAGCTGCCGCCGGTCCCCGCCGAAAGACGGAGAACCGAGACATCAATCGTCGTCGCCGGTCGCCGCGTTTTGTAGACGACCGGAGCGCCGCCGACTTTGCGGAGCTTGCCGCCGAACCTACGGATGCCCATGGCTAATACCCCAAGAGTACATTCCAGCGAAGCTCACCGGCCGCAACCGGGGTGCTGATGACGATGCGATCACCAAGGGCAAGCGTCGGCGGTGTTCCGATCACGATGCTGTCCGGCGTGGCGTCCACGACGGCGGCGTTGATATGCGTCACGCTCAAATTGTCCGGCTTGACCAGTTTTGCGGTGATCGTCGTTGCGTTGACCGAGCTTGCCTGTCCGAGACCGACCCATTTCCGGCCGACATCCGCGGCTTCCGCGACGAAGATCGTTCGGTCTGCGACCGGCCGCGTCGTGGAAAATGAGCCGACGGAGAAGGATGAGCCTAGCAGTGTCTGCGTCATATAGGCGAGGCTGCGGGCTTGGGCGTCGCCGTTCTCATCGAACATCACGATCTGGTTCAGCGTGCCGCTCAGAACGGCAGCGTCCGCGATGTCCGCCATGTTGTGCGTATGCGCCGCCAGCGTGATTGTGATGGTGTTCGCCGGGTCGTTGACGGTGATCGTAATGCCTGACCCGGCGACCAGCGCCGCTGCAATGGTATCGCGCACGGCTTCAGCGTCCAGGCCGCCACCGCCGCCACCCGCGGCCTCGATCGTAACGACGCCGGTCCCGCCGTCTTGCGTGATGGTGATGTTTGCGCCTGCCTGCAACAGCGAGCCGAGCAGCGACCGGAAGGCCGATCCGAAGTCTGAGATATTGGAAACGGTGTGCCCGTGACCGACATCCGACTTCGCGCCAAGCGCCGCGCCTAGGCCGGTGATCCGGGCTTGCGCAAGGGTCAGGTTGCTTTCCAGCCAAGTCTTCAGCGTCGCCCATGACCACCAACGCTTTGCATTGGCCAGCGCGCCGGGAGCGGTGACGCCGGAACCGTCTCCGGCATTGCCCGCGGTCAGTTCCGTAACGGTCGGATCGTTCCAACGCTTCTCAGCCATTACTCACTCCATCCGAGAATATCGCCGTCAGGCCAGAGGACGACATCGCCGTCCGGCCATGCCGTCGCATCGGTATATTGTGGCGCTTCCAGCGGCGGAACGGTGCCGCCGATTTGCTGCGCCCGGTTGAGACCGATGGTCAGTCCGAGCGCGATCATACGAACGCCGTGATGCTTCCGGCCGCAACCGTCGTGCCGGTTAAATAGACCTGCGCAAAGAAGCCCGGCAGAAGCATTCCCGCCGGAACGGAAATCGTCACCGGGTCGACATCATCCGAAAGACGAAATCGGACGTTGCCCGCCGCGGAGAAATAGAGCGCGCGCGGGGTCAGCGGAAGCTCATCGGTGTTGTGCGGGGCGACGACGAATGACCGCGTCGGCGGCGATGTAAGATCGCGGGGCATATCATTTTCGGCCATGGCTTACTTCCTTCTGACAATGAAGCCGGTGCAGTTGCCCGCACCGGCTTTGAGTTGCACTCCCCGAAAACTCCGCCGGTTACTGAACGCGGCCTTGCACCAAAACCTTCGGTCGGGTGCAGAGGCAAAGCGGGTTGCTCTGCACATGAATGGGAACGCTGCGCCCCATCGGATCGGGCTGCCCGATCTTGGCGTAACGCGGCAAGCCGATGGTGTTGACGGTCTCCAAGAAATCCGCCGGAGCAAAGATCGTCTCAAAAAGGCCGGGCACGCCGACCGGGAAGAAATGCGCTTTGTTGTCGGCGACGAAGGATGTTGCGCCGACCTTGCCGCGATATTCCTCGAAGATGATGCCTGCATATTCGACGGTGCGGCGGGCAAGCTGCTGCTGCAACAGGCTCTGCGTTTTCTCGAAGCTGTGGGCTTCGATGAATTCCGGATGCTCGATCAACTCGTCCAGGAACTGCGCCGAAACCAGCCCGTGGATATGGCTGTAGGTCGCCGCGCCAAGCTCATCCTCGATTTGCCGGATCAGCGCATGGCAGACCTTGCGAAGCGCGCCCTTGCTGGGATTGGCGTTGTTGAGGTCGAAGTTGATTTCGCTCGGCTGCGAGACATCGAATTCGGTGAAGAGATTGTAGAGCGTCGAGCCGTCGGCGTCCAAGACGATGCCCTTAAGCGCATGCAACCGCATGTATTCAAGCGTGACATCGACGTTGGTGTTCATCCGGTTCAGCCGGGCGTTGACGACGCTTTGAACGCCTTCCAATTGGCTTTCGGTGCCGAAGGCGCGGACGCCCTGGACCTCATCGGCGTTCACGGTGTCTTCAACCGCGATATGCGGGATGGCAAGTGAGCGGACGGTGCGCTTCTCGCTGGTATTCTGCACCGCCGGACCGCCGCGGGGCGTGGTCTTGATCAGCGACAGAACGCCTTTCTTCTGCTCAATAGCGATTGTCGTCGTCGCGACGCCGCTCTCCGTGAACAGACCCATCCGCGACACCCGGCCGGGGATATAGGGCAGTTCGTTGATGACGCCGGTCAGCGACGTGACGCTGAAAGCGGAGTTGTTGAAAATATCCAACCACATGGGGCTTCTTCCCTCCTGATGCGCGCCGTGCGCTGACTACACCTCCGCTTCCGCTGTTCCCCTGGTTGCGCCTTGCGCGTGATTAGCGCGCGATGATGTTCCGGGCCTCAAGCTGCCGCAGGGCTTGTGCCTTCTGCGCAGCGTTGATGCCGACGGGCCAAATGATTTCGGCGGCATTGACTTCCGCCATACGGGCGATGATCACGCCCGTTACTTCGGCCGCCGCCGCCTTCGCGGGATGGTAGAGAACCGCCACGGCGGTAGCGAGGCCGGTAGTGGACGCAAGGTCCAGCGCCCCATACTTCCGGGCGGTAACGGCGACGGTGATGGTGAAAGCATCGCCGACGATAAAATCGGCGGACCCGTCCGCGATGACGAACTTGATGTCGTCAGAGAAAGTGCCGCCGACAGCAATATCACCGAGAACAATTCCATCGGGGTCCTCCACGCGGAAGGTTCCGCCGTTCGCGGCGGCCGTAATGCAGGTCGCGCGATAGACGCCTTCCTTTGCGCCGGGCAGGACCGGCGTCGTCGCGTCCATGGTCAGCGTCCCGTTGCCGGTTCCGCCCGCGACGGCGGCCGGTGTCGCGGTTGCTGAAATCACTTGACCAAGCACCGTGCCGGGCTTGAGGTCCGCACCGGAAAGGATCGTAACCGCTTCCCGGCTGATGTTGCGCTGACCTTCCGAAATCAGAAACTCAGCGGAATAGACGCCTTCTTGAAGAACCTGTGCCATCGTCCCTTACTCCTTACGCCTGCGCCGTGGTCATCGCCTTGTTGCGCTTCGCGTAGATGCTGTTCGCGTTCAAGGTCGTCTGAGCCGGGGCTTGGGTTGCGCGGGTGACGGAAACGATCTCCTGACCGCCTTTTTCCGCCTTGTGTTTCAGCAGCGCCTTGCGGACATCCGCCTCCGACGCATTGGCGGCGATGAACTCGCCAGCCCGCTCCGGTGCCCCTGCGAGCGAGCAGAGTTCGGCGATGGCCGCCGCATGGGCGCGGGCTTGGTCTCCGCCTTCGCGCCGCGCGGCGTTGATGTCGATGACTTCACCGGCGGGTTGCGCGGCCGGGCCGGTCGTGGCTTCTGTCTCCACCCTCTGGTCCTCCATACGGGTTTGATCCGGGCCGCTTTTCATAGCGGCATGGTTCGGGCGATATGCCGGGCTTTCGGATTTCGCAAGAGTGCTTTTGAAAGTCCCGATACGATCCGCCAAGCCGACTGAAACGGCGTCCCTACCGAAGAAGCAGGCGGCTTCCGTCTTCCGGACCTTCTCCGCCGCCATCCGGCGGTTGCGGGCGACGGTATCGACGAAAATTCCATAGAGCCGGTCGACCTCGGCTTGGATCGAGCCGCGGGCGGCGTCGGACAACGGCAGGTGAGGGGAATAATCGACCTTCTGCTTCCCGGCGTAGATATGGGTCCACTTGTGACCGCGCTGCTCATCCTGCCCGGTGACATCCACATGCGCGGCGACGACGCCGATGCTGCCGAGACCGCCGGTCCGCGGGATGATGATTTCATCCGCGGCGGACGCCAGCAGATAGGCCGCGCTGAACGCCGCTTCGTTGACCATCGCCGTCATCGGCTTTTTGCCGCGCGCCGCATAGATGGCGTCGGCAAGATCGAATGCGCCGGTTGTCTCTCCGCCGGGGCTGTCGATGTCCATGACGATGCGCGAAACGCCAGCATCGTTCATCGCGGCGGCAAGCGCCATGTCGAGCCATTCATACGACGTCAGACCGGACATCGCATCGGCCCATGAATAGCGCTGAACCAGAGAGCCATGAACCGGGATGATCGCCGCGCCGTTGATGACGGCATAGGGCTTGTCCCGCTTACGGTCTTCGCGCTGATCTTCTTCATCCTCCTGGTCCATCGCCTTCGGCTTGACCGTAATCTCCGCGGCCTCGATACCGATGCGACCGCCCAAGACGTTCAGGATGACGTCAAGCTTTTCCGGGTGGAGCAGCAGCGGGGTGTTGAGCACCCTAGCGGCGATGCGGAGAAGTTGGCTCTGGCTCATGCTGCACCTTTGCGTTTCTGATCCTGCCGCGGCTCATCGGCGGGCGTTGCCTCGCTGTTTGGCTCCGGCGGTTTTGCCTGGGCACCGCTTCGGGCGTTACGGCCATCGCTATCAAACTTCAAGCCCGCTTGATCGGCGCGCTGCTGTTCGGCGGCGATTTCCCGGTCGACTTCTTCGATGTCGTAACCACGTTCGGCGACGACTTCCGTCCGGGAGGTAAAGCCCGCGCGGACCAAAGCGATGTTGGCTTCGGCGTCCTTGCCCGGATCGATCCAATCCCAACCCGGCGGAACCCATCGAACATCGGTGACGTCTTCGCGGTTGCGGAGAAGTTCGCGCGGGCTGACCGGAATAGCGCCGGAGAGAACCGCCTGATCGAACCAGCGGGACCAGATGAAGCGGCAAAGCATGTGCCCGATGACTTGGTGCTGTATCCGCTCAATCGACCGGCGGAAGTCGAGCAGCGCCGCGCGGGCGGAAAGGTAAGTGACCTTACTGTAGTCGCTGCTGACATGCTCGTAGGTGCTGCCGAGGGCGGTTGCGACGTAGAGCATCTGTTGCCGCATGAATTGTTCATACTGCCCGCCGACATCCTTGGGGTCGGTGAATTCGATGCCTTCGCCGGGAAGAAGCTCCTGCATCGTTGCAGGCTGCATCGGCATGACCGGAGCCGGATCGGTCTCCTGGCCTTCGGTATCGTCTTCCGGTGCCGGGCGGGTGATGAAGCCCATCAACATCGCGGAGACCTTTTTTCGCATCAACTCCGCGTCGTCATATTCATCCAGGTCTTTCAGCTTGACCAACGCCGATGCAAGAGCGGTGACGCCGCGAATTTGTCCGGGCTCCTTGATGACGTAGATATGCGCGACTTCGCTTGCCGGGACGCGCACCCGCTCGGTCGCCGACCAGAACAGCGGCCGTTCGCCGGGGTGTTCGCGAAGCATCCAATAGGCGACGCGACGGCCGATGCGATCGAACTCGATCGACGCCCGGATTTTGTTGCCGTTGGGAAGGTCTTCTTCGTAATCGAGCGGGCAATGCTCCGCCGACAGAACTTGAAACTGAACCGGCACCGGCAAACCGTCTTCCGGATAGCGCGGCCGGTTGCGGACGAAGACCTCACCGCCGACGAGAAGCTCACGGGCGACGGCGGTTTGAACGCCGTACAAATCCTGCATCCCGTGCGCATCGGCATACGGCACCCAACGCCGCCATGCCTTCATGATCGCCGCGCGCGTCGCCTCGTCTTTGTGAAGCGAGCGGGGGACAATGCCGGTGCCGATGATCTGGTTGACCATCCGTGTAATCGGTCCGTCGGCGAAGGCGTTGTTGCGGGAGGCGTCGCGCGCCCGCTCCCGGAGAAGCCGGGCGTCATGGCGCAGGATTTCATTCATGCTGCGATTGCCGGGGTTCCAATATCCCAGGCGGCGGCCTTGCGCGGCCCCCTCGTATCCGGTGCGCGGCGGTGTCACACCGGCGACGGACGCCGCCAATCGGAAGCGGGCGCGGTCAAGCACGCCGCTGTTACGGCTGCCTTCTGCCGAGACCGGCGGTGCGATCAATGCGGCGGCCAGCAGCCGGAAATCGGAAAAGCGGCTCATCGGTTACAAATCCTTCGATGTCGTAAAGCGGACCTGCCGCCCGGCGCGGCGGCCTTTGCGCGCGGCGATCTGCCGGTCAAGATCGGCGATAGCCTCCTTCGCGGCGGTGAGGTCGTAGCTGATCGCCTTGTCGCCCCATCGGACGGAGGTCTGTAGGCTCTCCCGTTGCCGGACCAGCAGTTCGCGCCGCGCCTGAAGTTCTTCCAACGTCGCCACACCGGCCTCCTAAACCATGGAGCCGCGGACCCGTCGCGCCAGAACACGGGGCGGTCGCGCGGCCTGTTCAGCCAATTGTTGCGGGTTGGCGGCGCGGGATTTTCGCAGGGGCGCATCCGCCAATTCCGCAACCCTGCGACCGAGCGATAATCCGGCGTTGACCCATCCGTAAAGAGCCGCCAGCGAATAAACGAAGGTGTCGAACGGCTCGTTGCGGACGCCGTTTCCTTTCACCCACTCCGTCTTGCTCTTGCCTTTGTGATAGCGGGTGATCTTCTTTTCCGAGGTCAGGTGGCGAAACCACTCATCGTCATAGGCGGCGGAGAAGTGGATATAGCCCGGTCCCGCGGTATCGACCTTAAGGCGGGCATAAATCGCTTCTTTCGCTGCATCGACGCCGACGATGTAGAGCGGGACTTTTCCTTTGTTCTTCGCGCTTGGTTTGCGCGGCCATATCGGCACGCCTTGCCCGCCGCGGCCTTTGATCGCCCAGACCTTGCGGTGATGACGGCCTTTGCAAAACGCATACGCCTTGAGCGTGTGATGGCCGCCGGTGTCGATGCAGGCCGCGCCGATGGTCAGCGGCGGAATATCGCGGGCGTGCTCCCAGGGACGGGACAGCCAGGTGTCGAGCTGGTCCCAGACATGCGGCGCGCTCGGATCGCCGTAGAAGACCTGATAGTCGATGGACCAACATTCCTCGCCTTCGCCCCATGCAATCGCGTGCGCCTCTAAGCGATCATCCTGTACGTCGACACCCGCGGTGATGACGGCGGCGTCCGGCGGAACCAGACCGGCGAATTCTTCGCGCCGGGCGGCAAGGCTATCGGCGGGCGGTCGTTCGCCGTCTTCCTCCCACGGCTCCCCGAGCTTCTGGTTGACGAAGACCTGTAGGCGAAGCGGATCGTTTCTGGCCTGGGTAAATTTGAGGGCCAAGCCACGCCAGCTTTCCCAACCCGGCGGACTATAGAGCGATGAGAGATGGAAGGACCATGTCCGTCCGTCGCCATCGGAGATCGCCCGCCACTGTCCGTGTTCCAGCATCCATTGCTTGTGGCCCTCGCTGAGCGCCGCACCGCAATGCTCGCAGACATAGTGGGCTTCCTGCGGTCTGCCTTCCGGCCACTGCACCTGCGCCCATTTCAGAATTTGAAATTCGCCGCACTCCGGACAGGGGACGAAATAGTACTGCTGATTGCCTTCGAGGAACGCCTTCTCGATACGGCTTGAGCCTTTTTTCAACGGTGTCGAGCAGAGATATTCTTTACTGTTCCAGAAGGTCTGTAGCGCGCGCTCGGCAAGGTCTACCGGATCGCCTTCCGCGTTCTGCCCCATACCGGCGCTAATCGGATAGGCGTCGACTTCATCGCCGAAGAATTTCCGTGCAGGCATGGAGCGGAGGTTCGACGGGCTGTTGGCTCCGGCCAGAATGATGACGCCGCCGGGGAATTCCTTCATCACCGCGTTGTTCGCGGCGTCCCGGCTCCGCGGATCGCTGATCCTGACGGCAAGCTCCGGGCTGTCTTCGATCATCGGGTCCAAGCGCTGCCTGCTATAGCGCTTCAACGCAAGGTCCGTCGGCTGCACCATCAGAAACGGGCCGGGGTCGCGGTGGATGGTGTAGCCGATCCAGTTCAACCCGACCTCGGTTGCGCCGACCTGAGAACCCTTCATGAAGACCACGCGCTCCGCCGGATGACGAGCCGATAGCGCGTCCATGATGGCGCGGAGATACGGCGTCCGGCTTGTTCGCCAACGTCCCGGCTCCGCACTGGCCTTGCGGCTGAGGATGCGATGGGCTTCCGCCCATTCACTCACCGTCTGAACCGTGTCCGGCTCAAGCGCCTGCCGTGCGGCCGTCAGAAGATGGTGTAGTGACGGGCTGCCCGCCAATAGGTCGGAGATCATTCTGTAATTCCGTCAGGACGCTTTGGATTTCGTCCTCGATGATGAATTGAACCTTGCGCGGATCGGTCTCAAGCGCACAGCGGGCGGCAACCCTTGAAGGAATGTTGTTCAGCCGGTCGCGCATGGTCCGCAGCGTCGTAAACCACAGCGCCCGCATCGCCTTCGCATCGACGAGCGCGCCTTGCGCCTTCTGCAATTCCAGGCGGGCAAGCTGAGCGTCAACCGCCATCTTGGCGGTTCGCGCGCGGGCGAGATTGATCGTTCCTTCCGGCGCGTCCGCAGGTGAAGTGCCTTGACCTGTTGCCGTATCGGCGGGGGCCGGGATCGCGGTCTCATCGCGCTTGGCGGTGCCTTTGAGCGGCGCTTTGCGCGGGGGCTTTTTCTTCTGCTTCGGGTCCGGCCGTCGGCTGCCGTCCTGCCCGATCCGGGACCATGCCGGGTTGGTGTTGGCCGCCCAATCCCGCCGGGCGCGTCCGACGTCGATCGTACCATCCGGTTCAGCGCTGATCCGGCCGGTCTTGATCGCCTTGCTAACCGCGGCGTCCGAAACACCGAGTTCGCGGGCGGCTTGCCGGATCGGCACCCCCATCTAACCCTCTGATGTTCAAACCTTTTTTAGCGCCCGCTCGCTAGCGTTTTACTGCGCGCGCGCCGTACCCGCGGCATAACACCCCAGGAAGGACCCGTGAACTTCTATGCGAACCAGTGGGTTAGCGTCAAATGCTGTTGTACCGACGCCCCGCGGTTTCACTGATTGCTGTTGTTTATCAATGGGATATGGGTAGGGGTGACGGGGAGGGGTGCCGCGGCTGCTGGCCTGCCCGCTCCCCGCCGCGCCTGGGAGGACAGCCCAAGCGCCTGGAGAGGGTAGGGGCCGCGGCCGGTAGGGGCAAGGGCAACGGATTGTACTCCGTAGGCGGGGTTATAATCGCGATTGGGCGGCCGTACAATGGGGTCTAGAGGCTGCTACGTAGGGGTATAGCGCCCCACCCCTTGCAACGCGCCTAGCCCCCGGAATTTGGGGCGCGGCGTGGATGCTAGAGGCCGGGGTAGGGTGCGGTTACTCCGCGAAGCCGGAAAAGGCCGGGTGATCCGGTTCCGGGTCGGGGGGCGGTGCCGAGGGCCGGTAGGGTCTAGCCGGGGTGGTACTGCCGAAGCCGAGGCCGGGGGCGGGTTCCTCGATTTCCTCGAAGCGCCGGGTGGTGCCGCTGAACCGCAGATGCGCGGTGCCGAGCTTGCCGAAGGTCGGCTGCTCCCGGACCTTGCGGATGTGGATGTCGGTTCGCCCTGCATCGTCATCGCGATGAACGACCAAGCCGAGGTCGGCTTTGTTGACCCAGTGCTGTGAGCCGCTGATGTCGTAGAGGCCGGGCGGTTTCATCTGTCCGCGGTTTTCCTTTGCCGGTTTGGACGGATGGGCGACGACGAAGGAGGAAACTTCGTGCGCCCGGTTGAAGCGCTTGATCTGTCCGATGGAGCCGCCGATCCATTCCGTTTCGGTGGTGTAGCGACTTCTGTTTTGCTCGACTTCGTTCCAGGGATCGATGACGAGGCCGTTGATGCCGTAGCGAACCGCGGCGTAGCGGGCGCGTTCGAGTAGCCATTCAATCGTCGGTGCGGCCTCAGGCGAGCCGAGGAAGACGAAGTGCTTGTCGATCCACTCCAAGGCGAAGGCCAGTTCTGCCTCCGTCATCCGGAGATAGGCGCTGCCGTTGAAGCTTTTGCCGAGGAACATTTCGGCGAGGCGGATCATGTTCCATCGCGGGGTCTGCTCGGGTGAGAACACCGCCCAACGCCAGCCTTCGCGCTTCGACAGGTTCAGGCAGAGCTGGTTCATGAACGTCGATTTGCCGTAGTTCGGAAAGCCGGTGATGACGTTGAATGAACACGGCATCAATTGGACGTAGGGATCAAGCGCCAGAAATCCGGTGCTGAGACCTTTGTCGATTTCACCGCGATAGATAGCGAAGACGTCATCACGAAATGCGACCGGCCGCATAATGCCGTCGAGCGGCCAAGGCGCTGCGGAGTTGATGCAGTCCCGTAACTTCTCAGCGCCGTGCTTTACCAAGACCTCATTTGCGTCTTTGCAGTCATCGGGCCAATTGGCGCGGAAGCAGCGGTCGGCTCCGACGCGCCATGCGATTTCCTTCGCCAGCGCCTCACCTGGGGCGTCCATGTCGGTGGCGATGATGACCTTCGACAGCTTGATGACCTGTTCGGCGTGGAAGCTGAACGGAACGAAGCGGAGATCATGCGCATCGAACTTCGCCGTCTTGCCTGCACCATTGGGAAGCGAGACGACCGAACGATAACCGGCTTCCCAAAGCGACATCACGTCTGTCTCGCCTTCGGCAAAGATGACTTCATCGGTCGCCATGTTGTCGGCGTTGAAGAAACAGGGCTGCGCCTCGCTCTCCTGCGCCATGATCTTGTTCCAGGCCCCGGTATGCGGGTCTTCGACATCCGCGCGGTATTTCACATTCACGACTTCGCCGCCGACGGTGTAGGGGAAGGCGATGCAGTTCACCTTGCCGTTTCGCTGCGGGAAGAAATGCGCGGTGCGGTAGCAGCCGAACTCCTGAACGGTTTCCTCGCTGATCCCGCGGTTCTTGAACCACGCCAGCATATTCGCCGATGTCTTCCGTTCCTCCGGTAGCTTCGGCCGTTTGTAGATTTTCGTCTGCCGGTTGCCGTGGTCGGATTTCCCGACGGCTCCCTTCCATTCGCAGTTGTGGCAGTACCACAGCGCGGTTTCATCCGCGTTGATGGTGATGCTGAGGCAAGGATCGCTTTTCTTCTTCCGGGTGTGAGAACACTTCGGACATGTGGTTTTGTACGATCCGGGCTCAAAGCTCCGCGGCCGTATTCCGTTGGCACCAAGTTCTTCCGCTACGCTCATCGCTGTTCCCCGTTTTCCGATTTTCTAAACGCTAGCAGCCGCCGCCGTAACGATCCCATCCCGGACCGTTGAGGTTCTTTTCGTAGAGCACGCCGTCTTCGTCGATGTAGCTTTTATCGGGAAGGTCCAGGCGTTCGCCGATTGTGTAAGTCACCTGACCGAAGCGCGGGGACCACCGTGTCCGCTGCTGCTTCTTGCCAGCCCGGCGCTCTGCGGCCTGGACTTGCTCATGCTCCCGCTTCATCCGACGGAGAACCGCACCAACGAAGCCGATGATGTTTTGACCGCCCTGTCGGTCCTCCAACTTTGCGGTGTCGATGGCTTCATCGATGTCGTCTTGGCTGAAACGCTTCCGCCAGATCGCGACGGCCTCCTGCGCCTTGTCCCGATCAACTCCGAGCTTGCGCAGGGCCGTGACGGCTTGGGCTGACCATGACTGCTGGTTCGGGTGTTGGATGACGGTGGCGGCGCGTTCCGGCTCCGGGTCCAGTTCGAGCTTGCGCGCGCGCGCTGGTTCAGAACTAGCCCCGACCTCTCCGTTTGCTCTAACGGTAACAGGGGACGGTGAAGCTTGCTCTGACGGTTCAGAACTAGCCTTATTCTGAACCTCTGAGCCTCTGAACCTCTGATGGGTATCGGTTTGGTATCCGTTTGGTATCGGTTTGGTATTACCAAAGTCGGATTGCTCTTTGTTCTCAGTGGTTTGCTCTGGGTCTGGTTTTTGCGGTTTTCTCCACCTTTTCTCGACGTTATCTCTCTGTTTGCTCGACAGCTTCTCCTCACGCACCATCCGCCGGGACACAATCACCCCGGCGCGGTTGCGGGAAAAAACACCCCGGCGCTCAAGCTCGGATAGCCCCTGTTCGACCTCGGCAAGCGGCGCACCGACCAGCCTTGCCAACTCCGGCGGCTCCACCGGATTGCCGTCGACCAGCAGGTGCCCCCGCGGCTCTGCCCGGTGCATGATCAGCAGCATTTCGAGCCACAGGCCGCGCGCCGACAGCGACGACAACTGAACAGATGTCTCCGCCCGCCAGTCGTTGGGGAAAAACTTCACAAAGGGGAGCTTTGCCATCGTGCTGTCCTCACTGTCTGGCGACGTGGATTAGGGTGAGCGGCTGACCGCCGTTTAGGCAGATGTCGTCAAAGTAGATTTGATAGAATTGGCTGGTCGACTGATCGACGTCTTCGATGCAATCGCCCAAGTGCGCAATTCTTGCGTATCCCCGGAATTTAAGCCGCAAGATCAATTGCTCCGCCCGGCTCTCCGTGATGCTGAGCGCACGGGCTAGGCGCTGCGTCGAGGTATAGGCGACGCCGTTGGCCGAGCATTCCAGCAGAAACGCCATGCCGACGCGGTCGATGGTATCCAGGTCGGGGCACCAATCCGACCAGCTATCGGCGACGTCATAGCGGTTGAGGATCATCGCGGCTTCGCCGTCTTGCGGGCTTGGGCGAAGGCTTCCGCGAACAGCGCGGCATATCGTGAAGTCACAACCTCACGGACCTTCTCCACCATGCCGAAACGGGGCTTGATCGAAACCCTAGGCCGCAGGGTGTAGAACAGCGTCAGGCCGCCGTCCTCATCACGCCGGAATACGGCGGGGACATTGCCCTTGACCTGACCGGTGAAGAATTTGCGTTTCCGTCGTAGCAGCGCGCCGGGCCATTTACTCGGTCGGGTTACCAACGTCTTCGGATTGCGGGCTTCCACCGGCACGCCTAGCGCTTTGCCACGGGCTTCCTTCACCCCGCCTTCTTCCTGTAGCGCCATGAAGTCGTCGCGGGCGATGACATGCGCGGTCAGGCTGCGCTTATCCGCTGACTTCGCCTGAATGCCTTTAAGCACCCAAGGGGTTCGGATGGTGAAGCGCTCCTTCGCCTGCATCCGCACAGCATCGCGGGCTTCAATCGCGGTACGGGTCAGCGCAACGGCGGTGGCGAAGGGAATTTGCCGACGGGCAAGCGCATCGAGCGCATAGAGCGCGTCGCGGTTTTTGACCTCAACATGAATTGCCTGCACAGCCCGTCCCCGTATTGCGGCGGTGTATAATCACATTTGACCGGGAACGGCTGGGCTTGTATAGAGATCACGACGCTTCGCTGTTCCCTGCAAGGGGCGTCACCCCTGAAAGCCCGCCGGTTCGCGCCGACGGGCTTTCTTCTTCACAGGGCTTAGCCGTAGTGCAATGACGTTTTACTGTCCATAGCCCGGCGGCCGGGCCTGGCGCTCCGCGGCCTCCCAGACCCATCCGGCGAAGGCACCGAAGCGGAAGAACTCCACCGCGCCAGCAATCGGCGGGCCGCTCAATGGCCGCTGAACGCCGCCAAGCGAAAGCTCTTTCGCGATAATCTCATCAGCAGGGACTTGGGCAGCGACCTTCCCGGCAAGCGCCAGTCGGTAAAGCGCCGTTGCGGCGTAGGCGCCGCCGACTTCGACTTTGTCGATGATGATCAGCGCTCCGCCGGGCCGGGCCTTTGCGGCAAGCCGTTCTAAGAAAGCACCGCGTTCAGCGACCGGCATAAACATCATGACCAGCATCAGGATGCCGACATCGAATGGCTCGAAATCGAAATGGAGGGCATCAGCGCAAATTACCTTGCCCGGCGCGCTGTAAAGCTCAGCCATCGAAGCCGACGCCTCGATGCCGATAAGCTCCGCCTTGCGGTCCTCGATGGTCTCTGCTAGCGCGCGGCCGATATTGCCGGTTGAAGCGCCGATATCGTAGATGCGGCCGCCGGTCGGAATGTAATGGCGGGCGACATGAGCCACCGCGCCGGTGATCAGTTCATACCAAGGCAACTGTTCTCTGACATGCCGCTCAAATCCTTTAGCGACTTCACTGGTCTCGAACGTCCAATTCCGGGGAATATCCATAGTTCACCTAAACAGCCGTTGGTCCATAGGCTGATAAAATTTCGGCACGTTGAATGTCCCGGCGATGCCGCACATCACGCACCTCTTTCACGAAGCGGGATAAGGATACGATCACGGACGGCGGCGGCGATGTGCATCATCATCACCGGCGGGACGGCGCGGCCAAGCCGCTCCCATTGCTGCGCATAGGTTCCGGTCAGAATAAAATCATCCGGGAAACCGCACAGCCGTCGAAGCTCTGCAATCGAAAACTTCCGACGCTCCGTCGGGTGCGTGACGCTGGCGAGGCTCGTCGTTCCGCCATGCGCGGTGATCGTCGGCACCGGCTGATCCGGATCAGGGCGAACAAGCTGAAAATAACGGTCGCTCTGCCCGCCCGGTGCAAGCTTGTCCCATTCCTCAGCGATGGCGAAGCGGGAAATATCGGCTTCCGGCTCAACCGGCTGCGCGGCTCCGGCGATCTTAAAGTGAAGACTATTCACCGAATTGACGCCCACGGTGATCGACGGCGACGGTCGGTTGATGACTTTACCGGCTCCGAATTGGCCGCTGGTGTCATGGATCACAGAGGTCAGCCAGGGCAGCGCATCACGCACCGAATAGAGATAGGGAAGCGGAGAAGGGTGGGCCGGAGCGACGTTGAAAACGTCGGCTAGATCACGCCGGACGCCGACGAAGATCAGCCGCTGTCGGGCCTGCGGAACACCGAGCCATTGCGCATCAAGAAGTCTTGCTTCGACTTCGTAATCCGCGGCTTTGAGGCGTCGAAGGATTTCCAGGAAATATCCCTTCGCAACGCCCTTGATGAGACCGCTGACATTCTCCGCAACGAAGGTCTTCGGCCGAACGCCTTCGACGATACGGGCGAACTCAAAGAACAAATCGTCGGCGCGCTGCTGGGTGTCGCTGTAGGCTTTGACCTTCCCCCAAGCCTTATGGCGCTTGCCTGCGGTAGAAAATGACGCGCACGGCGGAGAGCCGTCCAACAGATCAAGCTCCCCGCTGGCAAGGCCGCAGGCGGCTAGAATGTCTTCCGCCTGGGTCTGCCGGATGTCGCGGCCGTCAATGAAGGTATATGGCGCGCAGTTGGCGCGGTAGGTATCGCGCGCGGCATCGACGAATTCACTGGCGTAGAGGACACGGAAGCCCGCCATGCGATAACCGAGAGACGAGCCGCCGCAGCCGGAAAAGGTCGAAGCGACATTGAAGCCGTTCCAGGCAAGCGCTGAAATCTCCGCCATCGACGGGACCCGATAGGGCGGCTTCTCGCTCATTCATCATCCGTGGCTTGGGATTTGCCGGACCAGCGATAGCCGCATTTAGGGCATTGGTGCTCGGTCTGGATTTTCTCGTCATAGGACGGGAACTGTGCGGGCGGCTTTTTTGCCGTCGGTGCGTCATCGCCATGACCGGCAAGAAGTGAGGCGACTTCATCTTCGCTGAAACCGAGCGTTTCGATGTTGATGACGCCGACATCGGAAAGCGCCGCGATTTCAGCGGCAAGCTTTTCTTCGTCCCATCCGGCGTTAAGCGCGATCTTGTTGTCCGCGATGATATAGGCCCGCTTCTGCGCCTCGGTCATGTGGGAGAGTTCGATCACCGGCACCTGAACAAGACCGAGCTTCTTCGCCGCCATGACGCGGCCGTGACCGGCGATGATGCCGTTGGCACCGTCGATGAGAACCGGGGCGTTGAAGCCGAATTCAGCGATGCTCGCCGCGATCTGCGCCACCTGCGCTTCGCTATGGGTGCGGGCGTTGTTGGCGTAGGGGACAAGCTCATCGACGTTGCGGAATGAAAACTGAGGAACCTGTACGGCGGCGGCTGAGGTCATCGGATGGCCTGCTCAAAAGCGTTGGGGTTGCCCATGCAGACGGAAGCGACAAGGGGGATGCCCCACCGGCGAAGGATGGCTTCGACCTGTTCGACGCTATCCGCCCAATCCACATGGCCGCCGCAGTGTCTGAGGCGGTCATGAAGATCGCGCTGATGTTTTTCCGGCTTCTCTCCGGGGCGCTTTAATTCGATGAAAAACATCCGGCCGCGGTAGAGGAATTGAAGATCGGGCCAACCGGATTTAAGCCCCATGCCTTTGAGGATCGAGCCGCGGATTTTTCCGCCGCCGCCAGCCGGGAAGCAGGTCCACTCCACCGCCACGCGCTCCCGCGGCAGAGCGAGGTTGAGGAAGCGCACGACCGCCATCTGCAGGTCCTGTTCTTTCGGAACCGGCAGTGCGATACGACGGCCGCGCATCTTCCCCGATCAAGCCCTCATCGGTCAGCGGTGCTCTTCGTCGTCGCTGTCGTCAAATTCTTCGCCGTCATCGTCGCCGTCTTCATCGACGTCATCATCTTCGTCGATGTCGTCGGTCTGACTTTCGGCGTCGTCTTCTTCCGCCGTCGGCTCCGGCAGTTCTTCGCCGTCCTTAGCCTTATCGAACGGCAAGCCGCGCTGCGGGCTTTCAATCCTGACATCGCCGCGGGCACCGGAATAATCATCGGTCGCCGCGACGACGATGACGACCTTATGCCCGGTGGCATCGACCAAGGCATGACGGAGCGGATCGTCTTTGCTGAGCTTAACCTTGGCGACGAAGCCGTCTTTGACGGCGACGCTTTCCAGCTTGCCGGTCATCACCCGGCGGCCATCGGACGCCAGAATATCAACCGCCCGCTCGACGATGGCCTCAGCGCGACGGGTTACGTTGTCGATGATTTCGTGCTGCTTATCGACGCCGCGCATATTCCACGGCAGGGCGTCGTGATTGTGCTTCAAGATTTCGAGGATGTTATCTCTCAAGTCGCCGACCATCGTTTCACGGGCAAGAACGACGGCCTGTCCTGACGGCGTCTGCATCATGACTTCACTTCCTTCTTTCGGTTTGGTTTGGGGAGTGCCGCAACGGGTTCAACCGGCTGCTCGTCTGCGGCGATTTCAGGCAGCCAGTTCATTCGCGCATAGCCGATGGCGAAGCCCGGCGGGCACTTCGTCGGACGGTTGCGCTTAAGCCATTCATCACGGAGCGCCGCATCATTCGGCGCGCTGCGCCCGGCGACGGCGTTGTGCGCACGGAACGGGCCGGACGGTAGCTGCGCCCGAACCGAGCGTTGCGCGCGGTAGGTCTGAATTCGATTGTGTTCGCGGAGCTTGGTGTAGCGGATATGGCATTCACGAAGATTGCGCCGGAGATCAGCGGCGATCTGCGTCATGTCTTCATGGCGGCCTACCCTAAGCATCAGCGCCTGGTCTTCCTCGGGTGTCCAAGGGCGTGATCGCCGCGCCATCGCCCGTCCCCTCCCGTGCGGTATAATGGCTTGGACCCCAGGCTTTGGTGGGTTGTCAAGGGGGAGGATGATCGGAGTTGTACTTTTTGACCGATGGGCGTATAAGCCCCGACTACATGCAGGGAGCAGACCAGCCAAAACCGCCGGGCCATATCGGCCGCCTATTGCGCGTCCTCCGCGAACGCGCCGGGCTTACCCAAGTCGAGCTAGCGCAGGCCACCGGCCGCTCCAAGCAGCTCATCAACCATTATGAAAATCGGTTCAAAGGCGACTTCTTGCCGCCGGAATTCGCGCTTCCGCTCTCCCGTGTATTGATCGAAAAGGGCGTAACGGCGCAGGAAATCGCGCCGCTGCTCGATATGCAGACGGCGATTTTCGGACAGGGCGCGCTCGCCAATCTCCAAGCCGCACAGTCGGCGGAGTTGGCCGCCGCGGTTCAGGCGCAGCTTACCGCCATGGCTGAGGAGTTGGCCGCTCTGCGCCGCCTGCTCACCGACGCCCCCCGCCCGGCCGCCAAGAAAAAACCGTAGTCCCGCCAAGGTTTTACCAAGAGCCTTGCTTTTTTTTGCCGGTTGAGTACAACCCAAATTGTACTCTACGGGCCGCCCAGGGGCTTCCACGGGCTGAACGAGGGGTCTTCCAAGGGAACAGGGAGGGCACCGGATGTCGATCAATCCACAGGCTTGTCCGGCGGTTTTGGCCGTCGATTGGGATCAGCCGCGCGACCCGAAAGTCACGCTGCGGGACGCCTCGCATCCGGCGCGGCCGGTCTTTGCGCAATGTGAGACCGCGGTGGAAGCGCACGGCGTTATGCGCCTGCTCGGTTATCGCTACGTCACCGGCTCTACCGGCCTATGGGTGCGGGGATGAGCCAAGATCAGCAGCAGCCCGCCGATCCGGCGTTCTCCGCCTTCGTCGTCTACACCCGCGCTTATCATGCATGGATCAGCGAACCGACGCCGGAGCGGGCGCTTGCTTATTGGCCAGCCTTTGTGAAGTGGCTCAACCTTATGGGTCTCCCGCCGGAGACCAAGGCGGCAAGGATCGAGGACGCGATGAAGCGCCTCGACGAAAAGACGCCGGGCTGGCGTGAGGCTCTAATCCCGGTGAACGACGTATGACCGACGCACAACTGACTTGGGCGTTGCTGATGGTCGCCGCTGCCGGTCTCGGGATGAGCACCGCCGATCTTCCGCGCAACACCCGCCGCTTCGCGCTGTACGTCGCCGCGGTTTATGCCGCCGGGGCCGCCGTCATCGCCTGGGGTGGCAGTCGATGACCGCGCTCGTCATCCGCGCATCGTCATTGGCGTCTTACGTCGACTGCCCCCGTCGTGGCATCGCCAAGATCGCGCCATCCCTGCTGAAAGACGCCGGTTTCGATCTCAACCGAACCCCGCAGAATGTCGGTGCTTGCGTCGGCACTGCGGTTCATGCCGGGGTCGAAGTCTCCTATGCGGAGAAGATGCGCAGCGGTGATCTGGCACCGGAGACCGCGGCGACGGACGCCGCGATTGATGCGCTCCGCAAAGAGGCCAGCGAAGGCGTCGTCTGGGATGGAACGACGGGCGATATGCGGACCGCCGAACGGCAGGTGCAGCGGATGCTTCGGGCCTATCGCCGGGACATTGCGCCGGGCGTGGCACCGATCACGATCGAACAACGGTTGCAGGCGGAGCTTGCGCCGGGCGTCATCGTCTCCGGCCGCGCCGATCAAGCGGTTCATGAACCCGGCGGTATCCGTGACACCAAGACCGGCGTGATGAAGCGCAGTCACGTCCATCAGCTTGGGATTTATTCGCTTCTCCGCCGCAGTCACGGCCATCAGGTCGATATGCTGCTTGAAGATTTCGTGCCCAGGGTTTCGGTCCACAAAGACCAGCCTCCGGCGCTGACCTACACCTACAACCCCGTCGTTGCCGAGCGCGCCGCGCTGGCCACCGCGTACCGCGTCGCCGCCGACGTCGAAGCCTTCCGGGCGTCCGGTGATCCGCATGTGTTTCTCGCCAACCCAGCATCGCAACTCTGCTCCGCAAAATACTGCCCGGCGCACGGAACGAAGTGGTGTCGAGAGCACGGCGCATCCTCCCTTCTTCAACCCAAGTGAAAGGACATCCGCGTATGCAAAACCTCCCCAAACTTGCCGCTGCACGATCTGATAAGGCCGCGGTCATCGCCGCGGCGGCTTCCGGCGGCGGCGTAGACATCGACCTCTTGCACGCGATGGACCGCACCGATGAGGCGCTGCTTGCCGATGAAATCCTCAACGGCAGCAGGGGCCGCGCCTTTGTCTACAAGTTCAAGATCAAGAACGAGGAAGTCGCCGGGATTTCCGTCATCGGTGCGGCGCACTTGGCGCGGTTCTACAAGGGGCTGAAACATCGGCTTGTCGCCAGTGTCGAAAAAAACGGCTCGCTGTTCCGCTTCACCTCCTATCCAAGCGAGGGGCAGCCGATGCAGGTAACGGCGGCGCAGGTTCCGGAGCTTGCCGCTGACCCGGATTATTACACCGTCGTTATTGAAGTCACTGACATCAAGACCGGCAATTCGGTGCAGATGGAGCGAAGCGAACTTCGCATGGAAACGCGGCGCGACGGCACGCCGTATCAGCGGCCCAACTTCCAAACCATTGCGCAGAGCAAAGCCTATCGAAACGCCGTTCTCCGCCTTGTGCCTCAGGACGTGCAAATTCAGTTCGAGAAGCAGTGCCTTGCGCTTGGCGAAGACATCGACATCACCGGCAACGTCATCGAGCAGAAGCGCAACGGCGTCATGGCCTTCGCCGCGCGCCATGCCGTGCCGCTGTCGCGTGAAGCGGTTTGGGGTTTGGGATGGGATCAGATTGCCGGGCTGTCTGATGCCGCGCGCGCGGAAGGCGTTCAGCAATTCATCGCCGCCGCAACGGCGTTGGGGCTTGTCGGTGCCACCATCGAAAATGACGGCGGCAAACCCGAGACGGCGAAGAAAGATGAGCCGAAGAAGCAATCGCCGCAGCTTGAAGACAAGCGCCCGGCGGTTCAGCAGTCCGCGGCACCGGAGCCGGAGAAGGAGCCGGTGCAGGAGACGGCGAAGGCGGAGCCTGAGAAACCGGCAAAAACCCGTTCGGCTTTCGATGACGAGTAGGCCGTCATGGAAATCGCCGTTCGGAACTTCCGCGGGGCGGCCGTCGCCAATGTGACGGTCGCGCCCATCGCGCTCATCGCCGGTCGCAACCGCGCCGGTAAATCCTCCATCCTTCAAGCCGCCGCCGCGGCACTTGCCCGCGACCCGACGCCGTTGGGAACCAGCAAGAAGACCGCCGCGGAGCTTATCCACGACGGCAAAGAGGCGGCGCAGGTTGTCGTTGCATCCGGTAATGCCACGGCCGAAGTAAAGTGGCCGCAAGCTGAGGTTGCTACGGCGGGCGACAATCCGCCCTGGGCTTCACGCATCGCCGCTGGTCTCGATTTCTTTACCGCTTACAAGCCGCCGCAGGTGATGGCGCTGTTGGCGGAAATTCTCAACGCCGCGCCGGTCGAGGCCGATCTTTACGCCGCGCTAGGCGGCAAGGCGGATGACGCCACGATCAAAGCGATATGGTCGCATATCGGCGAATACGGATGGGACAGCGCGCACAAGACCGCCCGCGAAAACGGCACCAAGAAAAAGGGTGCCTGGGAGCACATCACCGGCGAAAAGTACGGCTCCAAGAAAGCCGAAACATGGCTGCCGCAGAACTACGATCTCGCCTGGGATGATGTCGAGGACGTCGCCGCAACCTACGCCGTCGAACAAGCCCGCATTGCCGTCGAAAAGGCCGTTGGAAAGGGCGCGGTATCAGAGGCGGATTTAGAGCGGCTTCGCCTGACCGCAGGTGGCCTTAGCGCGGCAGCGCAGCGCGTCGCGGATGCAAAGATCGCTTTAACGGCCGCAGAGGCCGCGCTGAGCGACGCCGAAGCAAAGCGCACAGCGCTTGGCGATGTTGAGAAAGAGGCCCCGGAAGTCACCTGCCCGCATTGTAACGAGACTTCATCACTGGTCTTCCGTGACGGTGCTTGGTCGCTTGCCGCCGTCGAGAACATCGGCAATACGCAGAAGCTGAAGGAGCGCCGGATCGCCATTGCGCAAGCCGAGGGCGCGCTGTCGAAGGCCAAGAGCGCCCTATCGACGGCCCGTCACGCCGTTGCCCATGCAGAGACCGACCGCAACGACGCTCTAAACGCTGAGGCCGCCGTTAAGGCCGCGGAAGAAGGTCTTTCTAAGAACGCCGATGCAATCGCCGCCGCCCGCGCGGAGTTGGCGAAGGCGGAAGCCGTCGCCGTCGCAACCGATCAGCGGCGACGCGCCGCACGCCTGCATCGGACGATTTTGGAGAATGCCGCAATCGTTGCGGAACTTGCACCGGATGGTTTGCGGCAGCGCAAGATGGCGGCGGCGGTTCAGCGGTTCAACAAAGACGCTCATATTCTATGTGCCGCCGCGGCTTGGCCGACGATCGTTCTGTCAGACGACCTTGAAGTCACTGTAGGAGGCCGCGCGCTGTCGTTGTGCAGCGCAAGCGAGCGGTATCTGGCGCGGATTGTATCACAGCTTGTGATCGCCCGCCTTGATCGCTCGCATGTCGTCGTCATCGACGAGGCGGATATTCTCGACAGCGCGGCACGCAACGGCTTGCTGTCGGCCTTAGAGATTTCAACACTCCCGGCTCTCGTCGGAATGACGATTAACGGAGCACGCCGCGCGCCGGATTTAGCGGCTCTCGGTCTCGGGAAAACATACTGGGTAGAAAACGGCCGCGCCGAAGCTGTTATCAGCGAGGCCGCCGCATGACCTACCGTTACTTCATTACAACGCCCGGCGCAGCCGAGCAGGAGGCGCGAAATCGCCTTCTGCTCGCTGAGCGGGATTTCTGGCGGGACTACGCCTTGGAGCGGATCAGGTTCGAAGCGCAGTTCGCCAGCCATTTACTCAAGGACGGGCAGGCCGTTGTGACCGCGCCTAGCGGGACGTTTTTTGTAACAGCGGAGAAGGAGAAAAAGACGAATGAGTAACTTAACCAACCTGCCGCCGCTTCCCTGGGAGTGGGAGGACTACGCCGCGCCGGGGACGCCGCCCTTTGGGGGTGCCGTCTATATGCGCGACGCCAATCAGCGCCGCATCGCGCTGCTATGGGGAAGCGCCGACGAACGCGCGGCCATGGCGCACTTCCTGATGAACGTATCGGTCATCATGCATGAAGCCCGCGCCGTCGTGGAAGCAATGGGGCTGCCGGACGGCCTGGGCTTTAACGAAGCCCGCGAAAAACTTCTCCAGCTTCTGCCGCCGCTGCCGACGAAGGAGTAGTCAGATGCAAAAGCCCCCATCCTCTTTTGACTTCACCGGGCCGCGGCCGAGGGTCATCCCGTCGCGCCGGGTGCCGGAGAAGTTGAGCCCGGAGCCGGAAGTTTTGATCCGCAAAACGCAAGTTCTGCATAGCGATGCTGAGCGGATCATCCGGGAGGCGCAGAAGCACAACCGCCGGGCACGCATCGTCATGCTCTGCGCCTGGGGCGGTCTCATTCTGATCTGGGGCTTTCTTGTCCTCGGCATTCTTGGCGGTGCGCGATGAGCAAGACCGAAAAGCCGACGGCTAAGCAGCCGGAGCCGACGCGGCCCCCGCCGTCCGTCTTGGCGGAAATGCGGGCGATGAACGCCGCCGCCATTGGTGAGGTCCGGGCGATGATGGAGGCCGTCATTGAAGCCGCGCATCCACCGGAGAGGCGGTTACGGTTCGGCTTCTGCGGGACCTGTGAGTTCGCCATCCCGGACGACGAAAAGCGGTTCTACTGCCACCTCAACCCGCCGCCGCACCCAAGGGTTACGCCCGGCAACGGCTGCGCCCAACATCAGCCGAAAGAACAGCCAAAGGAGCCGGTGAAGTGACAACAGCTTTTCCGCTTGCATGGCCCGATGGTTGGCCGCGGTCCAAACCCCATGCCCGGAAATCCGGCGATATGTTCACCGTGACGCCGGGGCATACGATCAAGCATCTACAGGAACAGGTCCGGCTGATCCGCGGAAGCGGCTTGGTGATTTCATCCAACATGCCGGTGCGCGCCGACGGCATGCCCTACGCCAATGCGGCGGAGCGCTCCGACAGAGACCCCGGTGTTGCGATCTACTTCTACCGGGATGCGAAGCAGGTTGCGATGGCGCGCGATGCCTTCAAAACCCCGCTGGCCAATCTCCGCTCGCTTGGGCTGGCATTGGAAGGGCTGCGGCAGTTGGAGCGGCACGGCGGCGGGGTGATGTCGGAGCGGGCGTTCCAGGGCTTCGCCGCGCTTCCACCGCCGGACGGCGCAAGTCCGACGGTGATCTCATGGCGCGATCTTCTCGGGCCGTTTCCGGATGGTCTCGGCAGCTTTGAAGTCCTGGCGATCGCAGAAGCCCGCTACAGGCAGCTTGCGCACAAGGCGCATCCCGACATGGGCGGATCGGCTGAGCGTATGGCTGCGCTCAACGCCGCGATTGCCCAGGCCCGAACGGAACTTCGGTCGTGAGCAGGCATGCCGAGAAAAAACGGGCTGCTGTATCGCGGCAAGCTGATCTCACAAGGCGGTCGCTGCTTCTACTGCGCCACGCTGTTGAACGAAGCGCAGTGGCACACCAAGCCGACCTTCGATCACGTCAGGCCACGGGCGCACGGCGGCACCAATGCGCCGGAAAACTTGGTGCTGGCCTGTCTGCCCTGCAACTCCGCGAAGGGCTCGATGAGCGCCGCGGAATTCACACCGCGCGCGGCGCGGCTGCGGGCAAGGATCATTCAGGCCGTCGAGCGGAAGTCGAGCCGAAAGAACCAGCGCAGGCGGTTTCGCGAGGGGCTTGCGGCAAAGCTCGGCGATATCTTCGGCTCTCAGCCGACGCCGGGCGAAGTGTCGAGCACGATTTCCCTGTTGCAGCGGCTTCGGCGGGCAAAGAGGCGCGATATGCAGGCGCTTGATCGTCTTCTCCGCGCTTATGCCGACATGCCGGTGGACGCCAGCGCCGACATGCTGCGGGCCTGGGCTGATGAAGTCGTTCAGACGCTTCTGATCCTTCGGCCGCCGTCCGACGGCAGGCCGGAGACGAAGGAATGGCGCTCCGAAATGAGCGGCCTGCATCGGTGCGCGGCGCGCGAAGTCGAGCAGCGCCGTGCGGTGTATCCGCGGCTGATCGAGCAGGGCCGGATGACGGAAGCCACCGCCGGTCAGGAAATCGCCAATATGCAGAAGGTCCGGGCGTGGATGAGGCGGCTGTCCGAGGCGACGCCCGGCCAAGTCATGGGCGTCAACGTCTTGGTACTGACGAAAGACCCGAAAGTGGAGGCTTACGTCTGGGGGAAGTTGTCAGGTCATTACACCTTCGCCGATCTGTCGAGGGACGCATGAAGCCCGGAGAGAAGTTCAAGACCGAGGCTGAGCTATGCGCGGCCTTCATTCCATGGGCGGAGAAACAGGGATGGCGGGCATATCCCGAAACCGCCGGATGGGACATCCTGCTCGTCCGCGGCGATGGTTATCAAATCGGAGTTCAGGCGAAGCTTCGGCTCAACGCCGAAGTCGTCGTGCAGGCGATGGAAGACCGCTACAGACCATGGGGGCCGGACTTCCGCGCGGTGTTGGTGCCGAGCCCGGCGAACGGCGCGCTGACTTCAATTTGTGCGGCTCTCAAAATCACGACGGTTCAGTTCTCAATCGAGCGATGGAAGAGCGGTCCCCGCCCATTCGTGCGCCCGGACCTTCCAAAGATCGGTGAGCAGCACTTTGAATGGAATGATTGGCATGAGCTTTGCCCGGCGGAGCGCTGCACGGTGCCGGAGTATGTGCCGGATGTAGCGGCGGGGGCGAAGTCGCCGGTTCAACTGACGGACTGGAAAATCCGCGCCATCAGGCTTGCCGTTCTCCTAAAGCGAAATGGTGCAGTCACCCGCCAAGACTTCAAACACCTCGGTCTCGATCACCGCCGGTTCACCGACTTCTGGTTGGAGCGGACGCCCAACGGCTTCGTCAACGGCGGTAGCTTCCCTGATTTTCAGAAGATGCATCCCCGCAATTATGCAGAGATAGAAGCCGACTTCGAGAAGTGGGCACCGCGGGGGCTGCTATGAGCCGCAATCTGCCGAAGCCGCACAACCTTCATCACCTTCTTTCCGATGTTGACCGCACCCGCGGGCCGGACGGGAAGGCCAGGGTTGAGCCGCAGACGCTTCGCGCGCTGCTCAACTGCGTCCGCAAGGCGAAGGAAGCGCAGGCGCGGGGCTGGCACCGGGACGCGCTAAGCGGATTGGTGCAGCATCTAAACCAATTTACGTTAGGAGAGGATCAGCGATGACGGAGGAATACGCTTTCGAGAAGTTCGGCGCGGAAGAAGACGGTTGGGATCACGAGACCGGAGCGCCGGGAATTATTCTGTTCTCCAACGCCGTTCAGGTCTGGACCCGGTGTCAGAAGTATCAGCCGGTAAGTTTTGCTGATGTCGCCGAAGCCTTCAACGTGCCGGGGAAACTGGTTGTTGAGGCCGTCGATTTTCATCCGTGGCTCTCATTGTACGGGTCTGGCGATGACTTCAAGACTACGTTTGTTGAGCACCTCGGGGAGTGATCAGCGATGACGCGCGCGTCTGCTTTGTCGCCGGAGCAAAGAACGGCGATTGCGAAACAAGGCGCGGCGGCGCGGTGGTCAAAGCCGGAGACCGTCACTTGAAGTTCGATCTAGTTCGCCCCTGCGCAGAGTGCCCGTTCCGCAATGACCGGCCCGGCTATCTAACCCGTGAGCGGGTAACGCATATTGTATCGTCACTTCTCCATGACGCCTCTTTCACCTGCCACAAGACGACGCGCTTTAGCGATGACGGCAAGTGTGTGCCGCACAGCGACGAGCAGCACTGCGCCGGAGCGGCAATCTTCTTGGAGCGGCAGGACAGGCCGAACCAGTGGATGCGTTGGATGGAGCGTCTTGGGGCTTACGATCGCAGCAAGCTCGATATGGAAGCGCCGGTATTCGAGACCTTAGATGAAATGAAACAGGCCCAACCGAGATAAGGGGAACAGCGATGCACCTAACGGAACAACAGATGCGAGAGGCGGCGAAAACGATCAATGAGGTCGATCACTTACGGGAGTGCATACGCCATCGAAAAAAGGACTTAGAGGTCCTGCAATGGCCGTACATTTTGGGCAGCGGCTTTCCGGCGGAAAAAGATTTCTACGTCGGGCAAGGCGTCCATCAGGTTCGCAGGGTCAAAGTTGAATTCCCGGTGGACTTGGTGCGGCAGATCATCACTCAGCAAATTGCCGGGTGGGAGCGCCGCATTCGACAGTTGGGGTGCGAGCCATGAACGACGCCGATCTTGACGCTTATGAGGCATGGCTTCGCTCGCAGGCGTGCAAGCCCCCAACTCCCGATCTATTCCGGGATTGCGCCGACGCCATCAAAGAGCTTCGCGCGGAAGTGTCGCGACTTCATCACGTTGAGCGGCGATGGAACTTCATCGCTCAAGAGCTTGTCCATGTCACCCCGGAGAGCCGGAAGGCGTGGCATGGGAAGCTCTATACTCTCGAATGGCAGGGCGTGGGAATATTTGGCTGCGATGAAAGCCTTGAGGCGGTATTCGATCGCGAAATGACCGCGGATGGAGAAGTAAAGTGAGCGCTCCTAAAACCCGCGAGTGCTGTAGCTGTATTCACTTGCAGATCATTACCTGGAAGCGCCTTGGCGGACTTAACTACATGCCATCAGTTTCGCGGATGGTTTCGCGCTCCCGCTGCGGCAATCCGGCGTCTGATGTCTACGGCCAGAAGCGGACGCTTTGGCAGGGCTGCAAACAGTGGGAGGGACATAGCAGTGACTAAACCGATCCAGCTTCCGCCGGATGAAGTCATGCGTGAAATGTCGAAAGTCGCGCTTGAGGCGGCGACGCAATCCATCGCAACGCACGCCCGGCAGTTCGCTTTGCAATCCGCTGACCTAAACGGACAGGACGCGCTGAACGCCTTCGCCGATGCGATCCTTTCAACAAACGCCAAGGTCTTTAAGCCGTCGGAGAAGAAGCAGTGAGCGTCTTCCCGATCACCTTCAAGGGTCCGATGATCCGCGCGCTGATCGAAGGCCGCAAGACGCAGACCCGCCGCCACCTTTTTCGTCTCGACAACCGCAAGGGCCGTCTCCCGATTGAGCGGCCGACGATATGGCGTAAGGTCAGGGTCGGCGATCTTCTCTGGGTTAAGGAGACGTGGCGCGCTGATAACGACGCCCCGCAAGATACGCGCCGGACGATCTTCCGCGCCGACTTCGATCGTGAAGTGACGGCATCGGTTAAAGACATCATCAAGTGGAAGCCCGCAATCCACATGCCCTATGAGCGCTCCCGGCTGACCTTGGTCGTTACCGGCGTCCGCTTTGATCCGGTCCATGACATCCACAACTGGGATGCAAAGGCAGAAGGCGTTGTTGAGCAAGAAACCGAGTGGGGGAAAATTTGGACGGTGCCCGGCGCTGAGTACAAAGTCGGTCGCGGCAGGCGGGCTGTGATGCTGCCGGTATTAGGTAGTAGCCCCCGCAACTGCTTTGCGAAGCTCTGGGATACAATCAACGGCTCCGGCGATTGGCTCGAAAATCCCGTCGTCGCCGCGATGACCTTCACCGTGCATGAAAGCAATCTCTTGGAGCTCGATCCGGCAGAGGTGGCGGGATGAAGAAGCCTCGGTCCTATCCGGAAACGCTGGTCGCTGCGCTTAGCAATGCGGAATACGAACTGAACCAACAGGCGCAGCGCTTCCGTCTCTCCTATCAAGGCACCCGGCATCCTTGGGAGTGGGAGGCTTATATCGGTCTCCGCGAACAGCGGGATGCGATACGGATGCTGAGGGCGCAAATTCGATATGGTGTAGTCACTATTCCGGAGACGGTGCGATGAGCTACACGCTTGACCAACAGATCGAAGCGCTGCGTTGGTACGCCGACTACGCAGGAAAGCGGTTCTCCATGCCGTTCGCGGATCAGCTTCGCGCGGCCGTTGCCACACTAGAACGCTTGCAGTCGCCGCCCAATGCAGAGGCATTGGAGGCATGGCGGATAATTGAAACGCTCACGGAGCACGAAGCCGACAGCGTTACTTTTCTCTGCGCCAACCCGGACTTTAATGATCAGCCGGATCATGCCGTTTTGTGCAATGGCGGATGGACGGAGTTTGTTGACATCCGCTTTGTCGGCGACACCCGGATTGAGTGCCTGCGCCTTGCGCTTGCGGCCAAGGAGAGGTCGTGAAGTGATTAAACATACCTGCCACGCACCGGGCTGCTCCCGTAAAGTCCCTACTCATCGCTTCATGTGCCGAGATCATTGGTTTGCGCTGCCGAAGCCGATCCGTGACGAGATATGGCGGACCTACCGCAAGGGGCAGGAAGACGACAAGCGTCCGAGTGAGGCTTATGTCCGCGCGGCGCAGGAGGCGAAGCGCTATCTTTCCGAGCGGCGGAGGCCAGATGCTTCATCCGATTGAGAGAGCGGTAAATCGACTGCTGCAAGAAATAATCGGCAGGCTCAGGGCTGAGGCAAAAGCGGCTGAGGCGCGTAGGGACTTTCACGAGGCGCATCGCATCGAGCAGGGGCCAATTCGGGAGTTACGCGCCCAGCTAATTCCTGATCACGATGAGCGGGGAAGATAATGATGACCAGACCGATCGCGTGGCATGAACGCGGTTCTGCGTATTGCCGGATGCACGGAATTCGGCTCGGTTCATCATTGTTGCCGGGGATCGAGATAGCGCGTCGGATCAGCAAGGAACTAGGCCAGCGTCAGTTCTGGCGCGGCTGGCGTCCGGTGGCGATCCGTCTACACCGCGAGCACTATCCCGCGCTCTATGACTACGCCCCACTTGTTCCAAGCCTTCAGTCGCCTCACAGCGTCAAGCGCGGAGAAGCAGAGCTTTTCGGTATCCCGCTTTTCTTCTTCATGACGCAGCCGCAGGACGTGGTGATCTTCGAGCGCGCCAATGGCGATTGGTATGAGTGGCGACTTTGACCGCACAGTGACTTAACAACCGGAGAAGGAGAAAGCGCTATGGGATTGATCCTTGTTTACGACACCGAGACCACCGGGCTTCCGCTTTTCAATGATCCATCGGAAGACCCCAGGCAGCCGCATATCGTTCAGATCGCGGCGCTGCTGACCGACGGCGATGAGGTCGTTGAGCGCTACACCGCGACGGTGAAGCCGGAGGGGTGGATCATCCCGGATGATGTCGCCGCCATCCACGGGATCACAACCGAGCGGGCGCTTGCCGAGGGCGTACCGGAGCGGGACGTTGTTACCGCGTTTCTATCGCTCTGGCGCAAGGCCGCGCGCCGGGTCGCCCACAATGAGACCTTCGATGCGAGAATTATTCGGATTGCGCTGATGCGGTTCTACGACGCCGCGCTTGCGGATGAGTGGAAGGCGTCACCGTCGGGCTGCACGGCAACAGCATCAACGAAGGTTTTGAAGCTGCCGCCGACGGCGAAGATGTTGGCCGCCGGGCGTCGTCACTACAAAACACCGAACCTTGGTGAAGCCTATCAGTTCTTCCTTGGTCGCCAGCTTGAGAACGCGCATACCGCAGAGGCGGACGCCATCGCCTGCTTTGAGGTTATGAAGCGTCTCCGGCTCCACCATGATTTCCTAAAGGCGGCGGCCTAGACGGATGCCCTTGCCTCGTAAAGACATCGAGCTTCCGCGCGGGATGACGCCGCGTGTGCTGACCAGGGAGCAGGCGGCGGCTTATTTGCAGATCGCCGTGACCGCGTTCGATAAGCACGCCCGCCCGCTGCTGACGCCGGTTCGATGGGGCAAGGCCATTCGCTTCGATGTCCGCGATCTTGACGCCCATGTTGACGCCATCAAGGCCAGGATCAACGGCGCTGCGCCGCCTTCGCCGGAACCGTCTTCGCCGGATGACGACGACGCGGCGAAGAAGGAGGCTCATCGTCGGCTTGATGAGCTTCCAGAAGGTTGATCGCGGCCTCACCCATCAACTGATTTCGCGGGATGTAGGTCTCCAAGATGCCCTGACAGTAGTCGATGGAGTGACCGCTGATCGCCGCAATCTGAATGGGGTTCGCTCCGGCTTCCGCAAGCCGCACCATCGCGGTGCGGCGGAGGTCTCTGAACTGTAGACCGTCAAGCCCCGCCGCCTTTATCCAAGCCCGCCAACGGACGAAGAACGCCTTCTGCCGCCAAGCCCGGCCGGTTGCGGTTGTGATGATCGGCCCGGCGCGGCGGTCCTTCGGCGTCGTCTCCAATTCCCGGCGCAGCGTGCGATGGACCGGGATGTTGACAACAGCATCGGTCTTCGCCTGCCTGACGCGGAGCCATGCCCGCGCGCCCTTGGTTTGATATTGCTCCCATCGCATCGCCAGAACATCGGCAAGGCGTTGCGCGGTGTAGACCGCGACGAGATAAGCGCGGCGGATCATCGGCGGCAACGGCTCTGTGCGGGTCCGCATTGCTGACTTCAACATCTTCGGATTGCCGCCAAGCAAGACCTCACGCTTCGCGCTGAGGAATTTCCGTTCGGCGGCTTCCGACCACAGGATACGCCGCGGCCGGGTCCGCAGCATTTCAGGCTTCGCCGCGGGGTTGCTCTTGGCGTAACCGGCGCGGACGGCAAAGGCGAACAGCCTTCGGAGACGGGCGATACGGGCGTTGGTCCGGAACGGCTTGGCTGCGCCCTTGGCTTTCAGGCGATCAATCCATGCCTCATCAATCCCGCGCACCGGCAGGTCTCCAAACCGCTCCCGGATGGCTTCTAGGTGCCAGCGGTAATCCGCACGGGTTTTCGGTTTCAGCCGGGTGAACCGCTCATCCCGATAGAACGCCGCGATCAGACCGCCAAGGGTCGCCGCATCGAGCGCATGGGGGCGGGTCGCGGCGGCCTGTATCTCTGCCAGCCGGGCGCGGGCTTCCCCCGGTTCAGTGCCCAGGGCCGCGCCGGTTCGGCGGCAGTAGTAGTAGACCCTCATCCCGGCCTTGGTCTGGCGTGGAATGGCCTTCGCGCCGGGCACCCGCACAACGGCCCGGAAAACCCCGCTGTACTTCACCGTCTGTTCCCCTGCCGGTAAATGCCGCTGGTAAATACGACGGTAAATATTTCCGGCCTGGAAATCTATAGTTTTGCTAAGTTGTTGATATGTAAAGGGGAAAGGTTGGTGAGCCCAGATGGATTCGAACCATCGACCCTCTGATTAAAAGTCAGATGCTCTACCGGCTGAGCTATGGGCTCTGACGACGCGACGGGCGCGTTCGCTGCCGGGCGGTTGCAACCGACCGGCGGTGAGACGAAGAATGGGCGTACAGAGCTTTGCCGCCCTTGTCAAAGGCTTGCTGAGAGGGGTGGAAAAGCGAAGAAACTCAACGGTATCGACGATTTCTCCCCGGCTCGGCCGGGCGGCGCTCGCGCTGCCTGATTCAGGTGCTTTAGATCAGGCCCGCGGCCAGTGCCGCTTGGGTGCGGTTTTCGACATTCAGTTTCTGCATCAAACGGCGCACGTGGAGCTTGGCCGTCGTCTCGGCGATTTCGAGAGCGCCGGCGATCTGCTTATTGGATTGCCCTTGGCGCAAAAGCGCCAAAACTTCACGCTCGCGCGTGGTCAATGGAATGCGACCGCGGAAATGAGCGGGCACCCGATCGGCCAATGTGCCGGCCTGGGCCCATTGCGCATCCAGCAATTCCTGCGAGACGAACCGACCGCCCGCGCTGACGAGACGAACGGCGTGGGCCAAGACCGGCAAGCGCGTTGTGTGGGAAAGGACGCCCTGAATCCCGGCTTCGACATAGTTCGGCACCGCCGTCGCGAAAGCCGAGGCGACGATTACTAAGGTGGGCGGCGCGCCGCAACTTCGGAAAGCGGCGATGATTTCGGCGGCCATCGGCAAACCTTTCAGCGGCGACTGAACGATGACGGTCACATCGGCGGTTTCATCGCGCCGTGTCGGCAGGCTGTCATGCCTCACAATATTGGCCTGCAGATCGCCATGGCTCAGATAATAGGCGATGGCATCGGTTGCGATGGTCTGAGCGTAATGCAGGCTGAGCGTCAGCGGCGCGGCGACGATTTTCGGCTCGGATTGACGAAGTACAGCGCGATCATCGGCAAAAGACACGTGGCGCACCTCTGCAATCCAGTTTCGGGATAGTCCAAATAGATCAATCGACCTTCCCTGTTACTTTGTTACTTGCCTGAACCGCGCCGGGATTGCCGGAGGCTCCAACTCTTGAGAAGGTGGAGCCATGATGAGCAAAACGACGAACAAGTATTC